ATATTGAAGTATTAAGAGAAAAATATGCTACTCAACATGCAATTGGTGTTGTTGGTTGGTTAGAATTTGATGCTAAAGTAGAAAATGCACAAAAGATTGCAGCTCTTAAAATGGCAGCAGGTGTTTAATTAATGTTTCAAATAGAAAACAATTGATTAATTAAGTAATATTATTTTGTTGTTTAGGCAAATCCTTCAACAAGAAAAAGGAGGAAAACATGAATAATATAACAAAAGTTAGTGAAATCACTTATCAAGATGTTGCTAACTACATTAGATTAAGTGAAGTATCACAACAAGATCAAAACACTCTTACAAATTTAATAAATATTTCAATTGCTTATATCATGGGTTTTACAGGATTAACACAAGAACAATTAGATGAACATCAAGATTTAATAATTGTTGTATTAGTGTTATGCCAAGATATGTGGGATAACCGAACATTATATGTAGATAACTCTAACTTAAATAATGTTGTTGATAGTATTCTTCATATGCATAGTGTGAACTTATTATGATAAATGCAGGAAAATATAGTCATAAAATTACTATATATCAAGTAGTGCAAGGTAAAGATGAGGATGGTTTTCCTGTTAATACAGATCAAATCATCCTTGAACCTTATGCTTCAGTTAAAACTACTAAAGGATTTACTATTATTCAAAATAATAGTGATTTTGAAAAGGCATTAACTAATTTTACAATAAGATATTCTCAAACAGTTGAGGATGCTTATTATGAAAGTGCTAATTCAAATAGAGATATGTTAGTTAAGTTTAGAAATAAGGTTTATACAGTTCAGTATCTTAACAATGTAGATGAAGGAAATGTTGAACTTGAAATGCAATGTAAAGAAGTGATGAAGTAATGGGAATGAGAGTAGTATTACCTGATAAAGAAATTAATGATTTTAAAAAAATCTATAATAACACTGAAAAAATATTTGGAGAAATGACTAGAGCAGGTGCTGAAGTAACATTAAGAAATGTTAAAGCAAGTGTTCCAGTTCCTAAAATGGCTAGTCATGTTAAATTGAGTAGAACATATAGAACTCCTAGTGATGGTGCTATTAATACTAAAGTTTATTTTTCAGGTTATATGCCATTCAGTGGTAATAGAAAAACTTTTTCAAGAAGAAATAGAGCAGGTGGTAAAGTATATGTTACTGATAAAGGTGTTCCTGCTGATTTTGTTGCACAAGTTTATGAATATGGTAGAAGTAATAGGCCATTTCCTAAAAAACCTTTCTTCAGAAAATCTTTTAGGAAAGAGCAAATTGAAAAAGCCATGCTACAAGCACAAAAACAAGCAAGTGGAGGATTATTAGATGAATAGTTTGATACAAACTATCTTTAATGATTTTCAAGTTGATGGTGTTCCTATTCCAGTTTCATTTTTAAGATATGAAGGTAAATCTACAACTTATATAACTTATCAATTAGAAGATATGGCAAATTCATTTAGTGGTGATAATGAATTACTTGGATATGTAGATTATTATGATTTTGATATTTTTAGCAAAGGAAACTATTTAAATATTATAGAGAGTGTAAAAGAGTTAATGAAAGAAAATGGTTTTATGTTTCAACCTAGTAGATCATCAGGAGATATGTATGAAGATGATACAGGTTATTTCCATAGAACATTAAATTTTGCTATTGAAAGGGAGGAATAATAATGGCAAAGATAGGCTTAAATAATTTTAGATATGGCATTGCAACTATTGGTACTGATGGTGCTATTACTTATGGGGCAGCTACTAAACCAGGTAAGGCAATCTCATTTAATTTTACACCAACAAAAAATGATGCAAAATTATATGCTGATGATAGCCTTGCTGAAAGTGATAGCCAAGTAACTGGTGGTACTTGTACTATTGGTATTGATAGATTTGATGAGGCTACAATGGCTGCACTATTAGGACATACTAATAATGAAGGTGAAGTTGTATCTTCAAATAATGATGTAGCACCATATGTTGGTTTAGGAAGAGTAACTAGATTAATGGTTGATGGTGAACAAAAATTTAGAGTAACATTCCTAGCACAAGTTAAATTTAGTGAACCTTCAAGTGAAGATACAACTAGAGGTGAAAGTGTTGAATTCTCTACTTATGAGTTAGAAGGAAATGTTGTAATTCCTGCTAATGGTGTTTGGAGAAAAGAAAAAACATTTGATACTCAAGCAGCTGCTATTACATATTTAGAAGGATTGTTTACACCAAGTGTATAAATAAACAAATAAGCAAAGGTGGGTAATATAATCCACCTTCTTTTTTTATATTAGGAGGTAATGAAATGAAAGAGTTTAATGGAGAAATAGAATATAAAAATAGAAAATATAAATTAGCATTTAATTTAAATGTAATGGAAGAAATTCAAAATGAATATGGAAGTTTAGATGAATGGGGTGCATTAACTGATAGTAAAAAGGGTGAACCAAATGCAAAGGCAATTATATTTGGTTTTACTCAAATGATTAATGAAGGGTTGGAAATTGAGTGTGATGAAAATGGTACTGAATTTAAGCCTTTAACATTAAAACAAGTTGGTAGAATGATTACTGATGTAGGATTAGATAATGCAACTAAAACATTAAATCAAACTGTTATTGAAAGTACAAAAAGTACGGAAAAAAACGCATAATTCCTGATGAAGAAGAAAATGATCCAATAATTGATTTTAGTTGGTTTTACTTCATTGGGATAACTAAACTTTTATTACCTGAAAAAAGGGTAGGAAGATTAACATTAACTTCATTTAACAAACTATATCAACATTATAAAAACAATTTTGATATGGAAATGAAATTAAAGAATGCAAATATGACTTATGAAGAATTATATAAGAAATCACAAGAAAGTGATGAATACTTCTAGAGTTTCAAATAGAAAATAATTAATAAAAAATATTTCATAATGAAAGAAGGTGAAATTATGGCATTTGGTGGTTCAGTAAAATTACAAGGTGAAAGTGAATATAGACAAGCCTTGCAAAGATGTACTCAAAATTTGCAAACAATGTCTACTGCTTTAAAGAACCAAGCAACTCAATTTAATGCTTCTGATAAATCACTTCAAACTTCAGTAACGAAACAAAAAGAATTGAATGATGCTATTAGTAAGCAACAACAAGCAGTTAATAGTGCTAAAAGTACACTTGCTGGTTACACTGCTGAAATGACAAAACAAACAACACTACATAATCAATTGAATAAAGAATATAAAAATGCAGTTATTGAATTAGACAAGATCAAAAAAACTAGTGGTGAAAATTCGGCTGAATATAAGAAACAAGCACAAGTAGTTGATGAATTAGGTAGAAAGTTAAATGATAGTGCAAGTAAATTAGATGAAAATAAGAGTGCAATGGCATCTCTTAAAAGTGAAATTAATAGTTCAAATAAAACAATTAATGAAGCAAAGAAACAATTAGATGAACTAGGTAATGAAGCTGAAGAAAGTGGAGAAAAAGCCAAAAAAGGTGGGGATGGTTTTACAGTTTTTAAAGGCATCCTTGCTAATTTAGGAACACAAGCCATAAATAGTGCTATCAATGGTTTAAAAAATCTTGGTGGTGCTTTTATTAATGTAGGAAAACAGGCTATTAATAGTTTTGGAGAATTTGAGCAGTTAGAAGGTGGAGTTAAAAAGTTATTTGGTGATGAAGCAGCTCAAACAATTATGAATAATGCAAATAAGGCCTTTTCAAGTGCTGGTATGAGTGCTAATGATTACATGAATACAGTAACTTCATTTAGTGCTACTTTGATAAGTGGATTAAACGGAGATACACAAGAAGCAGCAAGAATTAGTGATATGGCTATTAGAGATATGAGTGATAATGCTAATACTTTTGGTACTGATATTCAATCAATACAAAATGCTTATCAAGGTTTTGCCAAAGGTAACTTTACAATGCTTGATAACTTGAAATTAGGTTATGGTGGTACTCAATCAGAAATGGCAAGATTGATTAATGAAAGTGGAGTTCTTGGAGATAGCATGAAAGTTACTGCTGAAAATGTTAAAAATGTTCCTTTTGATAAGATGATTTTAGCAATTAATAAAACACAAGAACGAATGGGCATAATGGGTACTACTTCAAAAGAAGCAGCAACTACTATTCAAGGTTCAACTGGTTCAATGAAGGCAGCATGGCAAAACATGTTGACTGGTATAGCTGATGAAAATTCAAATTTTGAACAACTTGCAAATAATTTTGTTAGCACACTTGTTACTGAAGATGGTAAAGGTGGTGTTTTTGGTACTGTTATTCCAAGAATAGCAACTGTTATTCAAGGAATGAGTGAGGTTATTGCTACAACATTGCCACAAGTGATCCAAGCAATAGTGCCATTAATTGAGCAGAATTTACCAATTATTATTGAAGCAGTGCAAAAAGCATTAGAAACCATTGTATCAGTTTTACCAACAATAGTTGATGCCATAGCACCATTGATACCTCAAATTGTTTCTATGCTTATTAGCATGTTACCTCAAATTATTGATGCTGGAATAGAAATACTTCTATCTTTAATTGATGGAATAACAAAGGCTTTACCTGATTTAATCAAAATGTTGCCAAAAATCATAAAAGATATATGTAATACTTTATTAGATAATTTAGATCAAATTATTGATGCTGGTATTGAATTGCTTTTTGCTTTAATTGATGGATTGATTGAAGCATTACCTGAATTAATTGATTATATACCTGAAATCATTGATAAAGTTATTGTGGCAATTACCAATAATTTACCAAAATTAATTGAAGCAGGTATTACATTGATAGTTAAACTTGCTGAAGGTTTAATTAAGGCTATTCCTCAATTAGTTTCTAAAATACCTCAAATAATAACTTCAATTGTTAATGGAATTAAAAATTATTATAGTAAATTATTTGAAAGTGGTAAAAATTTACTACTAAAATTAAAAGATGGAATTATAGATAATTTAGGTAAATTAGCTGAAAAGGTTAAAGAAATACCAGGCAAATTAAAAGATTGGTTAATTCAAGGTATATCTAAAATAAAAGATGCTGGTAAAGAATTAATTAATGGTATGTGGACTGGTATTAAAGAAAAATGGAATAGTTTAAAAGATAAAGTTTCTGATTTTGGTAAAGGTGTAGTTGGTAAATTTAAATCAGTATTTGGTATTAAATCTCCATCAAAAGTATTTAAAGAAACTATTGGTGAGAATTTAGCATTAGGTATTGAAGAAGGTTTTACTGGTGAGATGGCAAATGTAAGTAGGAATATGGCAAATGCTATACCTACAAATTTTGATGTAGATAGTAATTTAACAACTTCAACTGGATCAGAAGCATCTAATTACAATTATTATGATATGGTAGATGCCTTTAAAGAGGCTTTAAGTGATATGAAGATTGAACTAGATGATGAAAATGTAGGTAAATTTGTTGAAAAAACAGTTGCTAGAGCAATTTATACATAGAAAGAGGTGGTGTGAATGGTTAAAATAGATAGCAATAAAAATATTTTTATAACTAGAGGAGATAAAGCAATAATTGATGTTCAAGTTCCATTAAATGAAGGATATTATGAATTTCAAACAACTGATGTTTTATATTTTACTGTTAAAAAAACATACAATGATGCTCAACCAGTATTGAGAAAGATTTTAACATTTGAAGAAGCCACAACAACTGCTACATTTATTCTAACAAGCATTGATACTAATTTAGGTGGGTTATCTAATTTACCAGTTCAATATGTTTATGATGTTTCAATTAATGAAGATCAAACTATTATTGGTTATGATGAAAGTGGCCCAAAATATTTAACAATATATCCAGAGGTATCAAATGGATAGTAATGTTTTAAAGGGAACTATTAATAGTAGTTCCTCTTTAAATGGTTCAATTTCTTCAAATGGTTCTTTAAGTGGTAATTTACAAGGCACTCAAACAGGTGTAACAAGTTATGATAAATTAACTGATAAACCAAAAATAAATAGTGTAACACTAGAAAAGAATAAATCATTTAGTGATTTAGGTGCTAAATCTTTAACAAATATGCAAATAGAAAATTTAATTAATTCAATAGTATAAAGGAGTTGATAATATGAATTATTTAGATGAAAACGGATTAATATATTTATGGAGTAAAATTAAAGCTGCTATAACTGGTGTTCGTAATGAAATACCTACAAAAGTAAGTGATTTAACAAATGATGCAGGATATACTTCAAATTTAGGTACTATTACAGGTGTTAATGTAAATGGTACAAGTGTAGCAACATCAGGAGTTGCAAATATATCAGTACCAACATCAACAAGCCAATTAAATAATGATAGTACATATCAAACACTAGCACAAATTCAAGCATTAATTAATGAAGCAGTTGGTGATATTACAGGTATTGATTTTCAAATAGTATCTAGTTTACCTTCAACTGGTTCACATGGTGTTATTTATTTAGTTCCAGTTAGTCAAGGTGCTAATATTTATGATGAATATATTTATGTAAATAATGCTTTTGAAAAAATAGGATCAACTGATATTGATTTATCAGGTTATGTTAAATTTAGTGATTTAACTGCAATAACAAATGCACAAATTGATAGTATTGTAGCTGCATAGGTGGTCTTATGGAATATTTAGATAAGAATGGTTTAGAACATTATAATTCTAAAATTCAAGGACAAATTAAAAATATAAATAATAAACTATTTAGTACGATTGCAGGGCAATATTTAAATGAAACCACTGGTTCAATGGAGTTATGGAGTAAAGATTTAAACACCATTACAACTAGTGGTTTTTATAATGCCATGACTTGTAAAAATGCACCATATAATTATGCAGTTTTAATAGTTATAGGTTATTACCTAGAAGGTTATTGTATGCAAATTATAGGTGATGTAACATCAGGAAACCTAAAAGTTAGAGTTCAGAACAATTATACATGGGGTGCATGGAGAAATTTATTAACATAGTAGGTGATTAAATGAGAAATTACATAATTTTAAATGGAATTAATTCAAATACAATTAATGGTTTACTAATTTCAAAATTACCTCCAATTTCTAAACCAAAAATAAGAACACAAGTTGATGAAATTGATGGTAGAGATGGAGATATAGTAACTAAATTAGGTTATGCTGCTTATTCTAAAACAATTGAAATAGGTTTGTATGGTGATTTTGATATAAATGAGGTTATTGCTTACTTTAATAGTGAAGGAACAATAACTTTTTCAAATGAGCCTGATAAATATTATAACTATCAAATATTAGATCAAATTGATTTTGAAAAATTAGTTAGATATAGAACTGCTACTGTTACATTACATGTTCAACCATTTAAATATTTAGTTGGTGAAGAAGAAATTGATGATGTTTCTACAACTAGTGAAGGAACTAATATAACTCTAACTCCAAGTTCTGATAATGTTATTACATTTGGTTTAAAAGGCAACACAACCCAAAACGGAACACCAACACCTTCAAGTCCAATACCAGTTAATGTAGTAAGTGGAGATAATGAGATAGATATAGTAGGTAAAAACTTATATAAAGGTTCAAAAGATTGGACTGGAATTTGGGTAAATACTAATAACTGGTTAGATGATACACAAACATATAATGGTTTAGCAGTAAAGAAAAGGTATAATTCTTGGAGGGGTTTATATAAAGAGATTAATGTAATACAAGGCAAAACATATACTTTTTCATTTTATGCAAAGAGTGATACTGCAAGACAAATTGCTATATATTTAACTGGTGGAACTGGTGGTGTGACACCACAAAGTAATAGTTTTACAACAACAACTGATTGGGTAAGATACTCAATAACTTTTAAT